ACCTTGACCAAATGGCTTTACTTGAGCTACGGGCAGAGCTTGACCCATATTTAATTGACAATCCTTTGGCAAGGCTTGGCTTTGACATAATTGAAAGAGGAGAAGAAGTAGATGGACGAAAAGGTGGCGAAATACTTTCTTATATTGTTGGGGATTATGATACTGCTCCTCCTTACACCATTTTCGGTCAAATGGTTCCTTCCACCAAGCTCGGTCCAAATCAAGAGCATGAATTCCTGGCATCTGAGCAACTACGAGAGCAAGGCATCACATCATTGCTGCCTCGGTCTGAAGGATCCACAGTGTATTTTCAGCAAGGTATTGCTAGAACCAAAGACGGAGAGTTAGCATTTCCTAACAAAGAAAGGTACACTGAGCCAAGGCAAGGCTTATCTACTTTGATGCATGAGTTGGCCCATTTAGGGGCACGAGTGTTAGAGAACAGGGGGTATAAATTTAATACCCTTCCAGAAGAAGAAACGATGGATGCGATGGAGGTACGTTCCGCAATTAAACGCGGAGTCCCATTAGCAGTAAAAGAAGATTTAAAAATAGCTGAAAAATACCCTCATTCTATGCCAACTGCCTTAAGAGAAGCGGACGAAGCTACTATGCCTGTATTAAAAGAACGTGGCGTCCCCCCACAGGCGTTACAAGGTTCCTTTAAGTATGAACCTGCCGAACCGGGAATCATGGAAAAACTACTAGGGATGTTTGAATAATGTCTAACGATCCATTTAAATACGACTTAGCAGGTCATTTGCTAAACGAATACACCAAGGGTATATATATGAAACCAAAGCCTGGTACAGTGAAGATTGGCAGTGATACCAAAAAGGGTAGCACCAAAGGCACCACCAAGAAGAAGTGTGGTGGCACATACAAAGGAAAGAAGTAATGGCATTACCTCCTAAACCTCTGGCCGGGATGGTCGAAGAAGCAATGGGTGCTGGCGGTCCACGGTCCGTGGACCAAGGTGCTGAGATTCAAGTTCCGTTGTTCGAGGAAGATGAGCTTCCGCCCAATGTCGTTATGTTGGGTGAAGAGCAGGGCATGGAAGTTGAGGTTGAGGAGTACGACCACAATGCGAACTTGGCTGAAGTATTAGACGACTCGATACTTGGAGCTTTGTCCTCGGACCTTGGATCTCAGGTTGATGAGGACAGGGGTTCTCGTGACGAGTGGGAAGAAGCTATTGCCAATGGTTTGACGTTACTTGGTATTAATTACGAGGAGCGTTCACAGCCGTTCATGGGTGCGAGTGGTGTAACGCATCCGTTATTGAGTGAGGCGGTTACTCAGTTCCAAGCGCAGGCTTACAAGGAGATGTTACCTCCTGGCGGTCCTATTAAGACGCAGATAGTAGGTCAGCAGTCCAAGGAAGTTGAGGACCAGGCGCAGCGGGTCAAGGACTTTATGAATTATCAGGTTACTGAGGTTATGGAAGAGTATGACCTTGACACTGACCAGATGCTTTTCTATTTGCCTATTACGGGTTCGACGTTTAAGAAGATTTACTTTGACCCTATTCGTCAGAGGGCTGTGTCGAAGTTTGTTCCGGCTGAAGATTTAGTTGTGCCATATAGTGCTACTGACTTAGCTACAGCGGAGCGGTACACCCATGTTGTACGTATGACGTATAACGATATACGCAAGATGCAGGTAGGAGGTATTTACCGTGATGTATCATTATCTATATCTGAAGATGATGAGTCTGATTCTACCATACGTGGCAAGGCTGACGAGATTCAAGGTTTGCGTCCGGGTTATTCTGACGAGATGTACACATTGCATGAGGTGCATGTGGACTTGGACCTTGAGGGATTTGAGGATATGGATGCGGAAGGGGAGCCAACAGGTATCAAGCTTCCGTATATCGTCACTATGGACGAGGCTTCTGGACAGATTTTATCGATAGTCCGTAACTGGCGTGAGATGGATCCGCTTCGTCGTAAGCGTCAGTTCTTTGTTCATTACAAGTTTTTACCGGGCTTTGGCTTTTATGGCTTTGGTCTATTACATATGATTGGGGGTTTGTCTCGTGCGGCCACATCCATTTTACGACAACTCATCGATGCTGGAACTCTCTCGAATTTGCCGGGTGGGTTTAAGGCGCGTGGCGTCCGTATTAGGAACGATGATGAGCCAGTTAATCCTGGCGAGTTTCGTGATCTTGATGCTCCCGGCGGTGATATTCGGAACGCTATTATACCCCTCCCATACAAGGAACCTTCTGGTACACTTGCTCAATTACTGGGCGTTGTCGTCGATTCTGGAAGAAGATTCGCCCAAGTTGCCGATTCTAAGGTCGCCGATGTCAACGCACAAGCACCCGTCGGAACCACCGTTGCCCTGATTGAGCAAGGCTCTAAGGTAATCAGCAGCATCCACAAGCGGTTGCATTACGCTCAGAAGTCAGAATTTAGATTGCTTGCCGAGATATTTGCAAACAATCCTGTACCTTATCCATACATGATAGCGCAGAATATTGACCCCAATATTATGGCGCAAGACTTTGATGGGCGGGTAGACGTTCTCCCAGTATCCGACCCATCAATCTTTTCGATGGCGCAGCGTTTGTCGCTGGCACAGACACAGCTTCAGTTGGCGCAGGCTGCTCCGCAGATGCACAATATGTATGAGGCTTACCGTCGTATGTATGACGCGCTGGATATTAAGAACATTGACAATATCTTGCCGCCGCCACAGCCACCAGCCCCGATGGACCCCGGCACGGAGAATGCTAGAGTGTTGATGGGTCAGCCCTTGCAGGCTTTCCCGCCTCAAGACCACATGGCACACATTCGCGTTCACGCTGCCATGTTGCAGCAGCCAGCTACGGCTAGCAACCCGCAGGCATTTATGATGTTGCAGGCGCACGTGCAGGAACACGTGGCTATGCATGCTCGTGATTTGGTGCAGGAAATGTTTAATGGTGTGCTTCAGCAGGCACAGATGCAGGGTGAGGTTGTACCACAGATTGACCCGGCTGCGTTGGAAGCTGCGGTTGCCCAGCAGATTGCTGACACCACAGAACAGTTGGCACCTTTGTTGTCACCACCACAACAGCCTGACCCGCTTGTAGCTATCCGCCAGCAGGAATTGCAGAACGATACGCAGGAGATTCAGCGCAAGGCTATGAACGATGCCATGGACTTCCAGATTGATCAGGCCAAGCTGATGCAGGCTTACGACTTAGCACAGCAGCGTCAAAGATTGCAGGAACAAATTGCAGAAGACAGGAACTTGGTGAACGTATATCGTATTGACACTCAGGCTGACCTGAAGCGTGGACAGTGATGCCGATAGAACTTCAGTACTGGTTAGTGTTAATGGTGACGTTAAATACAGCGGTAAACTTAATTGTTTTCTTCAGACACAGATTTAAAGGTAAGTAAATGCTTCAAGCTCTTATTGGCCCCATTGCATCACTGGCAGGTTCATTTGTTGAAGGCCAGGTATCCAAGCAAAAAGCGAAGGCAACTCTTGCTCAGACTGAGGCAGAAGCAAAAGCTGAGATAATGAAGACCGCAGCTACCCACGACAGCAAGTGGGAGTTGATTATGGCTGAGAGCACAAAAGGCTCTTGGAAAGACGAAGTAGTTACCGTTATAGTTCTTATACCTGTTGTTCTTGTGTTCATACCGGGCATGGAAGGAGTGGTGAAGAATGGATTCGATAGGCTCAATGAGCTTCCTGATTGGTATCAATACCTTGTTTTTATGGTTTGTAGTGCCGCACTTGGGATAAAAGGTCTTGATAAATTTAGGAAGAAGTAATGCTAACTAAGGAAAAAGAAGATGGCAGAACTGACGATGGAAAGATTTCTCAAGTGGAAGATACTTCCCCGCTTGATGATGATTATGATGTCAATATCCGCTTGGCGGGTAGTGGAGTGGTTTATGACGCTATCAAACCCGACGGCAGAGCAGGCCGCCCTCGTTAGCGTTGTTACAGGTGCCATGACAGGTGCTTTTGCAGTCTGGCTCAACCACGAAAAATAGTGTAGGATAGGGACATGGCACGGATACAACAATTCGCTGACGATCTCGGCATTACATATAAACAAGCAAAGAGGCTTATCGAGATGGGTAGAAATACATCTGATTCTGGTAGTAAGGCACTCAATGCTGCTCGTGAGCGTATTCAGAAGCGCGAAGACAAAATGAAAAAGAACCAGAAGAAGGCTGACCAGATTGCGTCAGATGATACGAACATGAAACTGAAAGCTAAAGAAGGTAAGTCAGTAAAAATCACTGGCCCAAAGAAACGCCCCAATGCAGATGATAGATTTGAGATGGAAGGTGGCTTTGACCACGAGGCTGCGGAAAAAGCATTAGAGCGTGAAGAGAAGCTAGAAAAGTACATGGAAAAAGCTCCCAAGCGTTCTGCAAAGCTACAGCGTCGTGGCGACGATAAGAAAGTTGTTACAGCAAAAGACGGGAAAATGTTTGTTCGCGGCATGGGGAAAGCCTGCATGCGCGACGCTAGAGAGACAAAGATCAGATAAATGTCATACGATTCATTTGGCACTGGAAGCGTAGATGATAAAAGTGGTTTTAGTGGAACCACTCAGTTTGACTCGACTAGCGTAACTCCAGGTTCTAGTAGTGACAATGATGGTGGCGGCAGCCAGAACTTTACTTCTGGGACATCACTGCCCGGCGGCGGGACAAGAATCAGTGGTAATACAATCAAGGGCGGTAGAATAATCAGCGACACAACACTTGGTCGTGGTGATTATGATAGAAACAGCGACCAATATAAAAACTACCTTGAGCAAACAGGACGTAGTTTACAGAACCCTTATGGCAACCAAAGCCTGTTCAGCAGAATGTTTGGTGCCGATAAAATTAACTACAACCTAGACCCAAACACTGCTCAAAACATTTTGGACGCAGGCTTCCAAAGGTTTACTGACTTTACTGGGCAAGACGAACTGTCTCAAAAAAGAGGCTTTGGCTCTTTGTTTGGTGGTCCTGAAGGTGAGATGACGGCTCAAGGGGAAGTTCGCAAACAAGTAGAACCAATGTCCACGGGCGAGATAGCAGGCAGGCTTGCTTCCGCCGTGATGGGTATGGGTCCTTTAGTTTCAATGCTGCCCGGCGGAAACGTAAGCTACGCTCCTATGAATGCAACGCTCCCTGACGGAAGCAGAGCATATAGCGCGCAACTCGACCCACAAGTCAATAAAGACTTGGCATCAAGCGGTATTATGAGTGCTTTTACAGGCGGAGCAGACCTTTCTGGCCTTGGTCAAACAATGAAGGATAAGTTTCTGCAAGCAGAAGATGTGATAAGAAGTGCTTTTAGCCGACCCGAAACTGCCGCTGCTCAAAGATTTGAGGGGGTTCCTCCTACGTTTGACCCTCGTGGTCCTGATGCCATGAGCCAGAATATGTTGCAAGAAAAGTTTCCGACCCCAGCGGAAGACCTACAGACAATGAACCTAAGTCAAGCTGCGCCAGCAAGAGCAGACGTGGCTGCTATGCTTGCAGGTATGGACAGAGCCTCAAAGTCTACCGCCCCAACTTCGCAGACCGCTCAAGTTTATAATGTGGACTCAACAGTCTTAGAAGGTCTTAGAGAAGCAGGCGGCGGCTACAAGGTTGACGATATTCAAGACATGCTCGACAGAGGCTATGAGGCCACCTTTGATTCAACAACAGGTAAGGCACAGCTTTCAAAGCCCGGTAGCAGCAGAGGATTGAGCTATGACTTGTCAAGAGAACTGGGCATAAAAACAGGCCCAGACCTTGAGAACTTTATTGAAGGTCTACAGGGTCAAGGGATGGATGTCATACAAGACAGGTCAGGGATGACTGGTTCCGGGGATTTACGACAAGGCCCGGCTTTTATGAAAGTTTCTGACGCCAGTGATTTTGCTCCTGGTGTTCTGGACTACATGATGAACCCTGAGAATCCGTTTCAGACTGAAATTGGTGGCGGGACATTAGAGTTCAAGCCTCAAGGTAGTTTGAAGCAGGGCTTAACAGGTGGTACACTTCAATACAACCGCCCCTTCCAAAGCAAGGACATGGGAATTGGTAATATATTTAGGATCTTTGGGTAATGAGAATAGAAATTAAATTAATACCAGACGGTATGGACTTAGCAAAAGAAATCAGCGACGGCATTCCTGTTGATGACATGCAGGATGCTTGTCCTATTGCTACGCAAGACCTTGAGACAAACGAGGAGAACCAAAGGCTGGCGATTAAAGAGCATCAGTATGGCCCAGCTATTAACCCGGAGGAAAGCTGCCGTGTATGTGCAGCATTTAATGTAAGTCCTGAAATGCAGCAGTGTATGAAGGACGAATCTGGTGAAGTGGGGTACTGCCAGATGCTGAAATTTATGTGTTCTGCATCAAATTCCTGTGCCGACTTCGCCCCAGGCGGACCGATTGACGGCATGGAAGAGTAATGGACGTATATAATTTCTTAACAAAATATCAAAAAAGCTTGAATAATCGTATAGAAGACATTAGTGTTTCTATAACCAGTGGTAGTATTTCTAATATGGAAGACTACCGCGCAAGGGTCGGTGAAGTACAGGGTGTCACCTTTGCTCTTGATGAATTAAAGGCCCTGCTAAAGAAGGTAAACTACGTCGATGACACTGATAGTACCTGACTATGTACTCGCCCAACGGCAGGCGAAAGAAAAAGCCGAAAAAGAAGCCAAGAAAAAATCCCTTACAGAACGAATTCCACAACCCACAGGCTGGCGACTTCTTGTCATGCCGTATATGGGGCGTGAGAAAACTGATTCTGGGATTTACGTACCCGACCAAGCTAGAGAACGTGAATCACGTGCTACCGTTGTAGCTTATGTGGTTAAGGTAGGCCCACTTGCCTACAGTGACCATGATAAGTTTGGCGACCAGCCGTGGTGCAAGGAAGGCGATTGGGTATGTATCGGACGCTACGCTGGTTCTCGATTCCAGATTGAGGGTGGCGAAGTGAGAATAATCAATGATGATGAAGTCATTGCAACCATCGTCGACCCTGACGATATCAAAACGTATGGAGCGGCATAATGTCCACCGACGCATTACAGCAAGAGGCTGAAGAAAAAGAAATTGAAATCGTTGACCCGAACGCTGAAGAAGAAGCTGAAGAGGTTCAGGCTGAAGCACAGGCAGAAGAGCCAGCGCAAGAGGCTAATGAGAACGAACTTGAGCAATATTCTAAGAGTGTTCAACAACGTATTAGCAAATTAACGAAGAAGTATCGGGACGAAGAAGCCCAGCGTCAAGCTGCGGTAGAGTACGCAGAGGCTGTTAAGAAGCAGAACGAAGAACTCAAACAACGTCTTGATGCTTTAGACCAATCATATGTGGGTGAGTTTGGTACACGTATTGACTCACAAATCGAAGCAGCAAAGCAAGCCTATCAAAAAGCTTATGATGATGGCGATGCTGAAGCTATGTTTGAAGCCCAGAAGAACTTAAGTAAACTGGCACTAGACCAAGCACAGCTTGAGCAGGCACGGCGCAGGCAGGAACAACGTGCGGCACAGCCCGTAGAAGAAACTGCACAACAGCCGCAGCAGGCTCAAAGGCCAGCACAACCTGACCCTAAAGCGGAAGCATGGGCAGAAAAGAACGAGTGGTTTGGCACGGATCAAACCATGACTTATGCTGCTTTTGGTGTACACAGGCAATTAATTGAGGATGAAGGGTTTGACCCAGCGTCCGATGAGTACTATAATGAACTTGACAATCGTATGCGTAGCGAGTTTCCTCACAAGTTTAAGGAACAAGTTCGCAGCGATGCTGGACCCAGAGTCGCTTCTGCTGAGTCCACGGCCTCACGGTCGAAGTCAACTAAGGGGCGCAGAACAGTCAAGCTGTCACCTTCGCAGATTGCGATTGCAAAGCG